CAATCGCATCTTGGTACTGCTTTTCTGTAATAACAATCTCGTGGTGTTTTGTTTTACAGTGGTTTGCTACAATCCGAGCACAACGAAGATCTTCAGAATCTGCGAGTCCGATACTGAATGTTTGAAGATTACCCACGTGTTTTGAAAGGATTGCGACAATCAAACTACTATCAAGACCGCCAGAAAGCAGTGCCCCAATCGGTCGGTCTGAAAGCAATCGTTTCTTAACCGAAGTTGTCAGAGCATCGTGCAAGGCAGCTTCTGCCGAATGTGTATTTTTGAAAAAAGGTTGTTTAATGTATGGAATTTCGTGATACGAACGAAAGCGACCGTTTTGAAAGAATGTCCCTGCTGGAAATTGCTGGATATGTCCTCCTAAATTCGGAAGTGCTTTTGCTTCACTTGCGAACGCATCTTTTTCCTCCATAAAAAGCGGTCGTACGCCATACGGATCGCGTATCACAGTAGGATTACCATTGTTGACAACAATCATCGCAAAAACTCCGTCCAATACACGACAAAATTCAGTGACAGATCGTGTCTTGACAAAAAGTTCAGGCAAAATTGAGCAATCCGATCCTCCTTCCGGTATTGTGATTCCGTAATCTGCTGCTAGTTGTTTATAGTTGTATATCTCCCCATTACAAACAACATAGACAGACCCTTTTTGGACAGGCTGCATTCCTGCCTCACCATTGATGGAAAGAAGTGCAAAGCCAAGAATAAATCCATCCCCCGTCACAATATTTGTACCGTCAGGTCCCCGATGCTTCAACTTTTTAATAAGGGCTTTCGCATCAACAATGTGCTTCCCAAAATAGCCCAATATCCCGCACATTATATATTTATACCAACATTGTTTAAGCGAGATACAAAGCGATCAAAAATGCCATAGCAGCATCTGATCTAGGATCGTGTGCTTTTCCCAGCGGAAGGAAATCGTAGTGTTTCAAGTCTTTTTCTAGGCACTTATACGTACCTTCTAATTTCGCAGTTCCGCATTTTTTAGTGCTTTGTGAATTCCACACAGCAATATCAAAAACGCCCGCTGGATGAGTATATGCGATACCATATTCTTCACAGGCATTCTTGAGTGCGTCAATATCTTCCTTTCCTTTCACAACAATCAGTGATTTGGAATACATGGTCATAAACTTCTTTAGAGCGGAATGTGGTCGGTGGTGTTTTTTAACATTGGAGTCTGCTAAATACGTTTCTACACTCTCTTTATCAAGATCTTCGTGATCATTCTGAATCCTATTTTGGATTTTGTCGAGTTTTTTACGTGTTTGAGCTCCAACAATCGAGAATGCCGAAGATACATATGAGATATGCTGTTTTGGAGGAGGAGAAAAGGTTACCAAAAACTCCCCTTCGTATTCCCACTCATTATCGTGTTTCGCTATATAAAACCCACCTAGTTCTCTAGGGAAAAAACGGTTGTTGGCTCTCCAAAACTCACAATCAAATGCGAGTACAGATTTGTGTTTTCCTGCCAATTTATCCATTATACTTACTTAGTAAAGAATGCTAGACGAGCAGCTCGAAGTTGCTCAACGGTTTTTGGTAACGGCAGTGAGCATTCCATTGTATTTTCTTCCAGCTTACACATGCGAGTCCATTCTTCTTTTGTGGTCTTACGTAGAGTACCCAAACAAATCGACAAATCTTTTGCGGTCTTTTTGCCCATGTGCGTCACGTAAGAGCAATTCGTCATAACGATATACCTTTGGTACGGTCCCGTTCGCATACACATTGCATAAAAGGTTGAGAGTGCTTTCCAGGTCACCACATTCTTTTTGAACGACACGTGTTTTTTGTATTTACATTGGACAGCTGAATACTGCCCATCGTTTTCAGCAATAATATCAATCCCAGTGTCTCGACGTTTTAGTGTCAGCTTTTCCAGAACTTCTTCGGGAACATCCGGTAGTCTCCACACATTCGTGTATCCCGAAACGTTTTTTAAATACAAAACACAAAAGTCCTCGAAGATATCTCCCCGGACTTTTTTGTTGTCGCGTGTTCGCATCTCTGTAAAGGTGTGAGCAGGTTGCTCGTAAAACTTCTGACACTCCTCCTCAAACGCATCCCATAAATTCAGAGGACTTTTCAAGAAAATTGTGTGTAACAACGACTCCATTCCCTATAGTTAAAAAATAAGACAGACTAAATCCAGATCCGTTTTAATCAAATGCTTCAATCCACGGAGCCCACTGATCTTCGGGGATGTACAACTCCTGAAGAACCTTCTTTGCCCTACCAACTTTATCACCTTCTGAATCACCCGCAATCGCTGCCATCTTGTTCTGTAGAATCTCACCTTGTGCAACAGCCGGCTGAATGCCCTCAATGTATCCGCTCACAATGTTACAAACCCGCGACAGATTGCCTTGGGCACACATTCCGATATTGTCCGTCATCTCATCGCGAACACGCACGTAAAGCTCCTCCTTCTCGGGGTGAGCCTCGATAAACGCCCAGACCGCATCCAGTGCTCGAGGATATGCCCTCGGAATTTCGTAGATTGTTACGGGTTCGCAATAGTGTTGTGTTAGGTGAATGATTGCCCTCGGCGGAAGCTTACATTTCACAATAATAGACCCCAAAGTTGTCTGATCCCGAGGTACAACGATTTCCATCAGTTTGTTAAAGATTCGAGTTACGTGACTTACCGTTCGAGCACGGTGAACATTTTGGTTGTCGTGAATGAATGCCGCTCCTGCCTGGTTGGCAGCTGCGGCGGCTTGCTCAATCGGAATAAAGTCCCGAAGACGAGTGATGTGTCCTTGACCCAGAACATTCAGATTCAAGAAGCACCGTTCTAGATTCCCCCGACTATGTACAGGAAGCAAGTGATACTGTGCCCCAAACCTGGGTGCAAATACATTCCGGATATAGTCAACATCGTAGAGCAACGCAAGGGTAATCTCCGGGAACACAACGTTGAGGTTGATGAAGGCAAAGGCATACCACTCGTGCATCAACGGAATCTGTGCCTGATGACCTACCACGATACAGCGATGTTCCGCCAACAGCTGGTTGTTTCCTACCCGAAGCCGTGTAAACGTATAAAGTAGATTTTTAGTAAACGTACCGGTGAATCCGGGATAATCCTGACGAATCAGTTCCTCGCCCTGCCGAATAATTGTCCGAAGCTGATCGTGCGTCTGTTGAAGCAAGAATTGCTCCTCGTGAAGCTGGATCCGATGCAGAAAGTCCGCACGCGTCACCATAAACTTGAATCGTTTTATAAGCTGTAATTTGGTAAAGTTTTCGCTCTCTTCCCTAGACCCATACTTATCGTGGCTGTGAGTGCCACATCTGTCACTACCCGCTTTCGCCTTTGAAACGCAGTCGCATCCGTCCGATTTAATTCCACTACAATTTACCCTCGGCATCCTTATTCCCACTCAATAAATTATCGAGTTTTTTTATCCGTTTTCGTGAGTATTTCACGAACGATTCGTTCTGCTTCGGTTAGTGTCATCTTTTCAATTTCGTTTGTCAGGTTTCGGAGAGCTGTATCGAGTGTATCCCACTCAGAATCGTCCCAAACCAGCTCGGTTTCTCTCGTGTTTCCGTTTGGGAAGCGTTCCAACAGCACACCGTCTGTATTGCCTTTCATCTTCATGTAGCAACGAAGTTGAATAAGGTCGTATTCGGGGGGAGATCCCCAAAAGTGTTTGCGATTTTTGGTTTCAACAATTCTGTCTCCGGATGTTCCATCGATGTATCCCACGATTATGTAGTGAAGACTTTCATACCGAACAGGAGTATTACGATTTGATACAGTAATGCCGGTTTTAGCTCCAAGTTCATCTTCGGCAATTGATTCCATCCGAGTACCTCGTTGTTTCTGAATTTGGCTTGTCAATGTCTGTACAACCGGAGAAACTTCTAGTTTTTCCAGCTCTCGCTTCACAGTCGTTTCTCCCTTCAAAATCCGCTTACCCACATCTTGTAACTCGGCGGTTATCGCGTTACCAGAAATCGCATTATTCAAGAGTGTTTCTGCAGTACGCTTTTGAAACTCCAAGATAGTCTGTTTAATTTCCTTTTGGGAGGTGGATACAATCGTCTCCGAAATAGCCTTTTCAATATCTTGTTTAACCGATGTCGGTGCTATCTCAAGAATGTCCCGTTCTGTCAGCGAATCCGCAGCAGCCGCAAACGCACTATAAAATCGGGGCATTTTTGAGAGAACACGGTACAGACTTTCATTCTTCGGCTTAAAGCGGTTCTTTCCAAGAAGAGACGCGATTTCTGATGCGTAAAATACCGGCTTCATTTTATTTGAATACTGTTTCTTTGTTGTATCTTCCTTTCCGTTTTATCACCACGAAAAGTTCAAGAAATGAAGACGACGATCTACCGGTGGTTCTTCCTCCTCTTCCTCCTCCTCTTCTTCTTCCTCTTCCTCCTCATCATCTTCCACAACAATTTCTACATCTTCGGATTCATCATCTTCTTCAAGCATCTTCTCGATTTTCTCTACACGATTTGCGAGTTCGGGAGATGGTGGCTCTTCAAGCTTCGCAATACGGGCATTGATAACCTTCTGACTCTCAGCCAGCTCTTTCCGCAGTGTCTCAATACTCTTATTAAGAAAGTCCGTAAGCACAACAGTTTGTTTGGAAACGGCAACAGAACTGGCACACCCCATTTTATAGTACAATGTGTATGGCTTTAAACACTCTGAATAAACTCCCACTGTAAGTAATCACAAATCTTCTTCCAAATTTGATCGTGAGCAATCAGTCTGTCTCGGGATTTTAAAAGTGGAAAGTGGACTTTGTATTCATCTAATTCTAGGAGTTCCAAAAACTTATAAATGATATACGCATAACTCAAAAAGTTCCGACGGTCATCCGGACAATACAGCAAAAAAGGAGCCTGAATTTCCTGAAACATAGCTCGTATCTTTTCTTCAATTTCAGCCGTTATTGTAGGTGGTGGATTCCCATTCAAGCGTGACAGGATATGTGTTGCGTGTTCATAATACCGATTTCGTTCTAGCTTTTTCAGTATTTCACGAACCTGCTGTTCAGTAAGTGAAGCGATATTATCAATACGTCTCTTTTTCAACTCACAAATAACCTCGTTCATAACTTCATCCGGAATCTTTGTACTTTCCTTTGCTTGAAACTGGTTCAAAATTTCATTCAGATGATTCATCTTCTTGTATGCGTAGTTGTTACGCTCTTTTGGTGGATCCCTAAATCCAGGCGAATCAGAAACAACTAGAGCATACTCTTCCGATCCACACTTTGGACATACCAAAATACCTTCCGCAGTCAGTTCTTCTCGAGAAATGTTACACACGGCACAATGTTCCGCCATCTTTTTGAGAGTTTCTGCCGAATCGGTAGTTCCCAATCCATTGGATAACCCCATCCGCTGAATATATTCTTCAAAGATCTTGCGTTTTGTAGGTGCCTCTGTTGTATCTGCGGGCTGAAACAACTTGTCAAAAGTTGTCAACCCTGATCCAGGAACAAATGCTGCTATTTTCGGTGCTAATTTCCGAGT